TATGTGTATGATCACATTGTGGTTGGTGTGTTACTGTGTTGTACACCCACGAAAAGTATTTAGTGACACTAAAACATGTTACAGTATTTTTGACTGAAAATCAAGTGTTTTGGTGGACCGTCGGGGAATCGAACCCCGGACTCTTGCGTGCCACGCAAGTGTGTTCCCTGCTATACCAACAGCCCTTGTGGAGCGGGATATCGGGTTCGAACCGACGACCTTAACTTTGGCAAAGTTACGCTCTACCAACTGAGCTAACCCCGCAATGTTTTATTTATCACATGGTATAACATAGTCATAAAAATAGGGATCATTGATCCCTATTTTATATTAATAACTGATATTAATTAGGTCCGCCAGCATCTTTCTTCGATTCTGCATATGCTTTGCAATCGGCCGAATCCGGTGTTGCCTTGCAATGTGCTAAGAATTGATCAAATGCTTTCTTCTCTGGCGAGTCCTGGAACTTACTGCAAGCACCCAATGCAAATGCAATAGCTACCATAGCTAATAAACTTTTCTTCATAGTAATCTCCCTTATAGTTCTTATGAACAGTAATATTTATCATCTAAGAAATTACGATCATAAGGAAAGGGCTCTAGAGCCCTTTCCTTGTCTACGATTCCTTAGAAATCGTAGCGTTGTACCATTACAGTCTTAAGCATGATACTGATCGGTGTCATTTCTTCTCCACCCAACACTGACTTAACAATGCTTGGCGAGAATCCAGACACAAGAGCTGTACCAGTCTTGTTGTATGTAACCGGGCTGTTACCAGCACGACCATTCAAGTTCCAGAACACAACCTGCGGAACCTTGTAACCAGCTGCCGCATATTCTGCTTCGATGAACTCCATTGCGCTTACGCTTACTGGAGCACCACGAGATGTTGAGCTGTATCCGGACACCTTACCAGAACCACCTGTTGTTACACAAGCGTCGAACTCCATGTCTGACAAGATCAAGATCTTTGTCGGCATTTCCTTCTGGTCAACCTTGCTCTTAACTGCTGCATTCAAGATTAACTTGAATACTGCACCCAAGTCAGTGTTCATAGACCAGTTGGAACGAGCCATCTGGTCATAACGCTGTTGTAGGTTACCCTTCAAGTGCAACATTTCTGGTGCACCAGAGAAAGTAATGAACTGATCCTTGAACACGCCACCCATGCGTTCTGACACATACAATCCCAAGGAGATTGCAACATCCAGCGCAGTTACGCTACCGGCTGCAACAGTTCCCATGGAACCTGATACGTCAACAACTGGCATGATGTTTTCGTCGGAACCTTCCAAGTAGTTCGGCAAAGCCGCCCACTGTGCGTTGGCAACAACCTTGTCACCGTTGTTTAACGAACGGATAACATCATACGGGTAAACCGCACCTGCGTTGATCTTGGCTTCGCCAGTAACCAACTTAGCCTTGTAATCAGCATAACCCTTCGGGTCGTGCTTCAAGAAAGCCTTCTGGTAACGACCAGCTGCAACAGACGGAATGTGCGGATACACAATACCATCCCACTCGCGAGCACACATCTTCTGTTCAACAGTGTTGGACAGACCAACGAGTAACTTACGATACTCCTTTGGAGTTAGCTTCAAGTACGAGCGAATCTTGTTCGCTTCTGCACCTTGACGTGGCATCCACTTAGCACATAGGCCAGACTGGGATGCATCCTTCAATCCTGCGGCAATTAAGCGCAGAGCTTCACGCTCTAACGGAGATCCGAATACAACGAACAAGTCGTCCCAACGACCAAGTTCTGGAACCTTCACCAACAGGCGCGAAGCCAATGCTGGTTCAGTCTTTAGAACATAGGCGAACAACTTACGGAAAGTTTCACGTTCACCGGCGCCACCTCGTGCATCACGAGCCCATTCAAGGACACGGATTGCAACTTCGGAGTCTTCTACCATTGCACCAACAAAGGTAGGTGTGATATCCTTACCACGGCTTGCACCGGCTAAGAAAAATAGGTCCACGTTCTTGTTTAACGAGGATGCGTTTGTAACTGCGCCATTGGCTGTTACTGCTGTTGCGTTTACGGCTTCGAATAATGTTGTCATTTTACTTTCTCCTTCAGAATTGTTAATTTACGTGATTGCTGTTCAAATTCTTTAAATCAAGATCGCTTTTTACTTGGACTGCTGTCTTACCATTAGACGACTAGCCGGGACTCGAACCCGTATTCGCGGTTTGGACTGTAAGTTTAGATTGCTGAAACGATCTTTTAAAATTAAATAAAAACAGACTAGCTTTTGGCGAGTTTTTGCTTTCCCCTCCGGAAAGGTTCGATAACTTTCGTTACCTGTGCATATTTTATTTTGTTGCTGTAACTAATCTTTAAATGTCTACAAGTGTGCTAGTTTACTTGAACAATATATCATTGTCAAATAAACCAGAACTTAATTGAAAACAGAGTGATGTAAGGGACAATAGTTTATATCTTTCGATCCTCCATTGCAAGAGAGCCTTACCCCTCGTTCGAACCTTTTATATCGTCCTAGGATATTCGTTGCACACCCACTTAGCTTCAACGCTACTCATTCGAGATAGCTCCACTAAGTGTGTTAATACACAACTTCAACGGGTTTCCCCTCCATTATGTATGTTTTAAGCAACAACGTAGATGCTCTTTCGAGCTAGGTTTGTTGGCTGAATTCACTCTTTAAAATAGTAGTATATTACTATTCTATATTTATGTCAACCGATAAATATATGGATGCAAAACACATTTAAACCTACATTTCTTTATGTTAAAACACATAATATTACCGGATTCAAGTATTTTGGTAAAACTATAAAAGAAAATGTTCAAAAATACAGAGGTTCAGGTACGCACTGGTTAAGACATATAAGAAAACACGGCTATGATGTAACTACAGAAATCATCGGGTATTATATAGATAAAGATGAATGTGTTGCTGCTGCATTAAAATTCTCAATAGAAAATGATATTATTAATTCGCTCGTATGGGCCAATTTAATAAACGAGAATGGGTTAGACGGCGGTGGCGCTGGAGGGCTTCGTAGTAATTCCGGAGATAATTTCAGAATATTAAACGCACAACCTAAAACCGAACAACAGCGTAAGTATATCTCTGATGTATTAACAGGTAGACCTTCGCCTAAAAAGGGTAAACCATCAGTAAATAAGGGCAGGGTAATCCCGGAAGAAAAACGGGGAAATATGAGAGGTCCTAAAGAATTTCGACGAATATGTCGTTTATCAGACAGAAAAGAAATGTCTGTAAATGCTTTTAGTCGATGGACTAAAAATTAACCTAGATTAGGTGTGGATTTGGGGTAAAAAACGCCATTATGTGATAATTCTTTATCTATGAAGTCTACAGCACGTTTAATGAGACGTTTGTAATCATTGGATTTAGTTTCTTCAGGGAAGAATTTTGCGATATCATATTTGACAAATAAATGCTTAAGATCATTCATAACCTTTGGCCTTATCTCATTGGTCGGTAGTTTGAGTGATCTCGGAATAATGCTTGTCGATAATACATCCAGTATTTCTACAAATCTAGCATTTATTTCTGCGGGAGAAGCAAGCGTATTTTTCTTATGTTCTTTCTTCTTCGGTGTAAAATATTTGTTTATATTTGCCGGGTCTGGATTACGTGGGCTTGCCGGAAATGATCCTGACTTATATTCGTCTAGTGCGTGGCGTAATTCATGTGTTATGGTTGTACGCATACGTGGTTCAGAAAGATATTCTACATTAAGAACTATTGTATCAGTTTCGGCTTCCCAGAATGCAAATACCTTAGCTTTAGAATCTTTAACTATATCTTTGATAGGCTTATCTTCGGCTCTTTCTAAGAACGATTCTCCACCCTGAATTTCAATACTTACGTTATCAAGTATTTCCACAGGGGTATCAAACATATCTCCTATCTTACCAATATTAACTATTTCTTCACTTGTGTGATTGCCGATGTAAGGTTGCAGCTTACTATAAATGGCGGAAGACAGAGAAATTAATGCTCTGTCTTCTTCTGTGGTCTCAAATAATTCTTGCAATCGCATAGCGTATCCTTCGATACGCTATTTATCAGTCTTTCTCTTTTAATAAGAAAGCATTCGAGATTGCTTTGAAGCTAAATCCACCATCTACGCGCTTGAACACAAGACCCTCACGGATAGGATGAGCTAGGCTCGGACCTTCTGCAAACTTCAACAATTGATCGGTGGTTGTAATACCGAGCGTATCGTATAAGTTTGCATCGTAAGCGATGATAGGAACGTGTTGAACTAAATCCTTCTTTAAACCGAAGATATATAGCTCATCCAATACCTCTCGACGCTTCGCAGGCGGCAGATAGCACCTGTTATCGATATCGAAAATATCAAACACAAATAACTTCGCCACTTTTAAGCCTTCGCGATTCTTCTGTATACCCGGGCCCATCAGCTCACCTTGTACGGCGTA